GTAGGGGTATTGATACGGAAGATTTACGCCACTCATATTCGCGCCCTCCTTGAGACGCTACGCTCGTGAACCTGCCACATATCGTTTAGCGTGACCTCATTCTGTGGCCCAACAATCAAGGTCTTGCTCTCTAACGGCCTCTGCGCGGACGGTTCAGCCCTCCACGCAACGGCAAGCATACGGAAAGCGTCGGCAGGGTGTGATGTCCAATCGTGTCGGGGTGATGCCCTGAACGCTTTCTTGTCCTCATCATACTCTCGTTGATACTGGCGTAAAGCCTCTATTCCGTCGCCACATTTTACGGAATTGAACCAAGTTCGGGGCAACATTTGACGAATTGCTTGGATTCCGTCCTGCAAGCCGATGTTTGGCACCACGGACAAATGGTTGATACCGAGGTGGTCAGCCAACTGCTCTACGATGCTGCGCCCCGTCTGTAGGCTCTTGGCGCGTGCGTCATGCGGCAGGTAATGCTTGCCGTACTGATAACCCTTGTTTACAACCACTTCTGCAATGGCGCGGATGTCTGCACCCGAGACGGCGTAGAAGTCGATGACGCGCACCTCGCCGCCCACGACCTGATACCACCAGATAGCCGTGTCGTCGCGGTAGCCCAAGTCCCATGCTGTGTGTACCGGATACCCCGGCTCGAAGACTACACGCTCGTTAATGCGCGGCTCTGCCTGTCGCATCTCTGTGCCGAAGAACGCGCCGAGGATAGCCGCCTCGAAACTGCACTCGTACTCTTGGAGGTACTGGTCTTCCGACAACTGCGCCTTTGCCGCGTTGAGTTCACTCTGGGGCAGCAGGCCTGATTCGCTAGCAGGCAGGCGCAGGACAAACCACTCGTCTGGGATGCGCCGTGCTGTCTCGTAGATGTCCCAGAATTGGTTCTTGCCCTTTGGCGTACCGGCGAACACAGCCCAACCTTGTTTGTCGGAGAGCGCAGGCCGGATGACATTGCCAAACACGCTTGGCTTGAAGTCGCCGTACTCGTCCATGTACACGCCGCTGAACCCAAGGCCGCGCATTGCGTCTGCGTTGTCTGCGCCGAATAGGCTGACCTTCGTGTTGTTAACGAGCGTGATGGTCATCATCTGCTCGTTAGTGTCGCTGATGAGCGGCTGGGCGTAGTGCTTGAAGTAGTCCCACGCAATGCGGCGTGCTTGGTTCTGGTATGGGGCGACATACCCGAAAAGGCCATTCGGCCCCCGGTACATAAAGGCTGCGCGGATGATGTCGTTAACCGCTGCGACGGTCTTGCCAGCACGCCGGTGCGCGACGAGGCAAGCCCACCGCTTCGTGCGGTCGTGGAACGGCATGAAAGCCCGTCTAGGGCGATACGGGAGTTCTACCCGCTGCTTCACTCGGGCTTGCCCCAAGTCGCCTCAATCTCAATCTTGCTGCCGTCTGGGCCGCTGTGTTCGTGCCGTGCAAGTTTAGGCACATGGTATTCGAGTAGGTCGCTGAAGCACTTGAACGCAGCCTCTGCGCCCTTCTCTTGGTGTATCTCGTCGAGCCAGCCCTGCAAGCGGTCTGCGTTGCCGTCTACGAAACGAGAAATGGCCTCCCTCGCTGCTTGGGTTGACTTGTTTGGGCTTCCTTTGGGGCGACCTGCTGGCATACCGGGGTTAATATATCTTGATTGTTTATCTAATGAAACTATCTTTGCCGCTGTTGCCTTGGGTTAACTTACTTGCGCTCCAGTATGCGTACCTTCTTTTCCTCACCGGGGAACACGACGAAGTTGCGCGTTCCGGTGGCGCTCAATCCGCGACTACGACTACCTGCGTCTAGGTACTTGATGCCGGGGATACTAGCGTTTTGTAATTTTTCCGATGCTGTAACTTTCAACGGTTTTTCTGGTGATTCTCTTCCGCCGCGCTGAAGATGAATTCGATACAAATATTCTCCCGTCCAATTTTTCCATTTGCTTTCGTCAGGCGCATTTGGCATGGCGCGTATAGCGGCTTTTACAAACTCTGATTGCTCACTTAACGGTTTTTCCCAATCGAGCATACGGTCTATCATCTCGTCGGGGAGGTCGGCGGTGTAAAGGTTGCCCTTTGATTGATTAAATTTGTCAGCGTTTTTTTCTAACCAATCAGCAGCATCTTTTCTGCCAATTTTGTTCAATGTTTCTGTTTTTTCTTTAATAGTCGTGCCGGTGGACGATTGACTCATTGCATATTTTGCCAATCCTTCTGGCGATTTTTTGTCGGAAAAGTCTTGCACCCATTGACCATTAAAATACACATTGTCTTTGCCCTGAACCGGCACAAATCCACCACCCCCCGTTGAGTAGTGTTGCGCTACGCTGGGGCTTTCAGCAAGGTAAATTCCATACCCGAAAGCCTGCTCCCCCTCACCTGTGCCAATCTTGCTAGCGTTAAACTCGCCCAGCGGGTTGGCCTCCGTTTCGGGGAACCGATGCGGGGTGCCGTGGTAGACATCAAGTTCAGCGATGGGGGCGGTTTTGCGTAGCGCGGCGGCTATCCGCATGGGGTCAACCATCGACCCTGCGTATTCACCAGCAGCGCGGGGGCTGGTCATTGCCTGCCGTGCGCGTTCAACCTCGCCCTGCACGAGAGCCTTGCCCGTCTGAACCGGCTGCGTAACGATTGCCTTGCCGATGGTACCGAGGTCTTGGGCGGCTTGGTCTAGGCGAGGGGTCGGGCGGTCGGCGGCTTGGGCGTATTCTGCCGTCGTCATACGCCCTATGTTGGGGTCGCTTGTCAGCGCCTCGTATGCAAGTCCTCCGACGCTCCTAGCGCGGTCTGCGAGGGTATCAACTACCCCGCCACCGAAGTCAGCGGCACGGTCGCGCATCTGCTGGAGGTATTGCAGCGCGGCAGCAACCCGTGACGGTTCCGCTTTCTTCATTGCTTTGGGTTAACTCGCCGTGCTTCTTGCTCATGTAAGCGTTCAGCGTAGCGTGTGCTTTCTTCCGGTGTTTTGAATTTGCCGAGGTGTTCGCCGGTTCGACGGTAATGCTTGATGGCTTCATCTTCACTTACGATGCGCCCGTTGACGACTGTGGGGATGAGGACTTCTTCGCCGTCAATGTTAACGCCCATGCTGCGTATCGTACTGATACCGCCTTCACCGGGGATTTCGTTCTTTACGCCAAGTCGTTCGTTTAGGTTGATGTTTCCCGGTTCAATTAGGTCAAACATCGCCATATCTTCTGCGCGGTAATTTCGCAAAGCGTCGGCTATTTTTTTAGGTTTATATGGCATTACCTATGCGCCATTATTCGAGGTTTTCGAGTTTGTACTTTAGGCTCGTCACGCCATCCACAACCGCGTCAAACAGGTTAACAAGGTCGCTGTCCTTCGGGAGTGAGCCTTTGATTTCGTCGAGGAAGGTCAGCAGCGACTTCACATACGCCTTCGGGTTGCTGTTCTTGTGGAACTCGACATCGTAGCCCGTGATGATGCCGTACCTACCCTGATACGCCTCGGCGTACTTGTCCACGAGGTCGGGGATGGCTTCGTAATACTCCCCCAGCGCCATGTGCTGCGCGAAGGACTTGGTGGCGAGGTGCTGAAGGTGCGTGATGGTCGCGCTGTGGAACATGGTTCCGACAAAAAGCGCAGCAGTTTTTTCGTGAGCGGCCATTACTGCATCATTTCGTAAAGTTTGGACTTTTTGCGAAACCGATAAGGCAGCGTTTGTTGCTTTGCTTTTCCACCTTCGACTGCTGGCAGGTTCGTGATATTTCTCGGCGCTTCCCCGTAATACGGCAACGGAACCACCTTGTTTTCGCCTTCTTCTTCGATTTTTGGGTCAACCTTTTCAACTTCGACCATCGTCGGCATGATGCGCTTTTTAGCGGGAACGGCAGACTGAAGGCGGCGATTTAGCATTTCGCGCACCTCATCTTCAGTCATGTCCTCTTTGGCGTCATTCAGCGCATTGAACGCAAGCGCCAATTTGTCTTTACGAGTGTTCGGCATGGAATTTCCCCCACTTTGGGTTAGGATAATGCTAGACCCCTACAGGGAAGGATGCAAGCATGACTACTATCTCCGAAGCCTACCGCGCACAGCAGGTCGAACTCCACACCAACCCTAATTACGGCGTGGCTTCCATCGCTTTTGCGCCCATCGTCGCAAAGTTAATCGTGGATAACGGCATCAAGTCGTTGTCCGACTACGGTGCTGGCAAGAAGAACCTGCAACGCGCCCTTGAGCCTGCGGGTATCTCGATTGATTACCGACCCTATGACCCAGCCTTTCCCGAGTACGGGCCTCCCGTAGAGGCTGATATGGTCTGCTGCATTGATGTCCTAGAACACATCGAACCCGACCGGCTCGACGCGGTGTTGGATGACCTTGCCCGTATCATGCCCCGGTTGGGTTTCTTCAGCGTCCACACGGGGGCGGCGGTCAAGGTGTTAAGCGACGGTCGCAACGCCCACCTAATCCAAGAACCTGCACGCTGGTGGCTACCCAAAATCTGTGAGCGGTTCCACATCCACCACCTCCAACACCATCAGTTGATGGGTCAAGGCTTCTGGGTCGTCGTCAGCCGCGCCTGAAGCCACGCAACCGTCTCGGCAGGGTCACGGGCCAGATACCATTGGCCTAGCGGCTCAAACGCGCTCTGGAAGCGTTCCTGACCCCTTCGCAGTTTGCCCGTCGGGGTCTTGATTTCGAGGAAC